AAAGAAGGCAAATCCGAGAAGGGCGGCTTGAACGCCAAAGGTCGGGCCTCTTACAACAAAGCGAACCCGGGAAAGCCCGGCCTGAAAGCTCCGCAACCAGAGGGCGGCAGCAGGCGCGACTCTTTCTGCGCCCGGATGAAAGGCATGAAGTCGAAGCTTACGAGCGCCGAGACCGCACGCGATCCGGATTCGAGGATTAACAAGTCCTTGAGAGCATGGAACTGCGCTGATGGCGGGTATGTAAGTGCAGCCGATGGTTGTGCTACCAAAGGCAAGACGAAGGGTAGGTTTGTGTAAATGGCCGAAAACGACGCACGCGTTAAGAAATTAGAAAAGTACATTCCGTTGAAAGAGTCGGAAGTCGGATACAAGTTTCCCCCGCGAACTACCAAAAGCGTTGCTGCTATGGATGCCGCTGATTTAGCTGAAGGCAAGAATCCCGGAACATCAAACAAAGATGCCGTTGACATGTACACGACTGGCCGCGACATGGGCTGGTCGGAAGAAGGACAGGCAGCAAAAGAAAAAAACATCAACCGCAAATTGGACAAAGCATCAGAGCTGGCCGATCAGTACAAACGTGAAACTCGCGGCATGGCCAAAGGCGGTATGACTGCTTCCAAACGTGCAGATGGCTGCGCAACCAAAGGCAAGACGAAGGGCAGGTTTGTTTGATGGACATCAACACAATTTGGTCAGCCATACTTTCTGTTTTGCTTGGTGGCTTATGGTTCTTTATTAAAGAGAAGTTTGAGGATGTCAAACGAGTTGAGCGTTTGCTCAACATAACCCGCGAGGAGATTGCCCGTGATACAGCTACTAAAGCAGAAGTTGCAAGACTTACTGACCACATTGACCAACGTTTCAATAAGCTTGAAGCAAAAATTGACCAGCTTATTCAAGCGGGGAAGTGATGCCAAGCAGCAGTAAGAAACAACACAATTTGATGGAGGCTGTTGCGCACAGTGCGGCCTTTGCAAAAAAGGTAGGCATTCCGCAAAAGGTTGGTAAAGATTTTGCAGAAGCAGACAAAGGAAAGAAATTTGCATCAGGCGGAATGAGCCTGGCAAAGCAACAAAGTATCAACAAGCCGAAAACCAATCATGGGGCCTCGGCACTTTTTAATAGGGGTGGTGACATGGCAACAATGAGTTCAAAAATGGCTAAGTTTGAGAAATCCGGCAAAGATGTTGAAAAAAAGGGAGTGAAAGAAGGCTCCAAAAAAGACATGATGATGGATAAGATGCAAATGATGGGTATGAAAAAAGGCGGCATGAAAAAGATGGCTGGCGGTGGTTCAGTTGATAGCGGCAATAAAACATCAATGACCAAAGTTCGCTCAGCTGCTCCTAGCAAAGACGGCGTTGCATCCAAGGGCAAGACCCAAGGCAAGCAAATCGTCATGGCTGGCAATAAAGGCATGAAGCGCGGCGGCAAAGTTTGCTAAGGAGCAATCATGAAAAAACCTATGAAAAAACGTGTTAAGCGTTTTAGTGGCGGAGAGGGTAGCTATGTCGAGGATACAAATCCTGAAGGCACAGATATCTACAAAGCCGCTCGCGATAGAGATATGGCCAGAGAAAACAGTGACGCTTTTGAAGCAAAAATTCAAGAGCTTGCAAACGCACCTGATAAATATATGCCAAAGATAACAATGGGCGCTCGCCCTGAGTACACCGAAGGCAAAGATTACACAGTTGCTCCATCTCCAAAAATGGCTGCACCCAAGGCTAAAAAAGCTGCAGCACCAGTTAGCACAGTATCTTCATCTGAAGAAGGTATGCGTAACTATGTTCCTCGCAAACCTATCTATCGCCAAGAAACACAGCGAGAAAGAGCTGAGAGTTACGTTAGAAAACGCCGAGAAGCACAAGACAAGGGTTTACCTCTTAAAAAAGGTGGCTCAGTTTCATCATCTGTATCTAAGCGTGCAGACGGTATTGCCGCCAAAGGCAAAACCCGTTGCAAAATTTGCTAAGGAAAAATCATGGCAACAAAACCAACTTTTAGTCCAGATCAAGATATGGACAATGTAACGCCTCAAGATTTACAAGACGCTCAAACTCGTACAAAAGAACGTAAGGCGTACAAAGACGCTTCTAAAATTGCGCCAGAGCCTAGCTATGATGGTGGGAACCGTTTAATGTCCATGTTTAAGGACATGGAAGCCGATAGAAAAGCAGCGTCAGCAGACCGTGCGTCACGTGTGAATGCGATGGGGGATACCTACAAAAAAGGTGGCTCAGTCTCTTCTGCTTCCAGCCGGGCTGATGGGATTGCCCAGCGTGGTAAGACCAAGGGAACCTTCGTCATGTGTGGCGGTGGTATGGCTCGGGGCAAGAAATGATGGCGAGCCGTGGCATGGGAGCCGTAAACCCATCAAAGATGCCGGGGAAGAAAACCATCCATCGCAAGGATAAGCCGCAAGATGTGGAAATGTATGCTGAAGGCGGTCAGGTTTGGGATAAACCAAACCCCGCCAAGAAGCATAAGAAGCTGCCGCCTGAAAAGAAAGCCAAAGCTAAGGCTGCGGCCAAGGCTGCCGGCAGACTTTATCCCAACTTGATTGACAACATGAGGATGGCCAAATAATGGCATACACATCTGGTGCATCAGCCTTCAATTTAGATATAACCGAACTGATTGAAGAGGCGTTTGAACGCTGCGGATCAGAATCGCGCACTGGTTATAACTTGCGTACAGCTCGTCGCTCGCTGAACTTGCTGACAATTGAGTGGGCAAATCGGGGCATCAACTTGTGGACAATTGAACAAGGCCAGATTGTGATGACAACCGGCCAAAACATGTATCCCATCCCCATAGATACGATTGACCTGCTGGATCAGGTTATCCGCACCGGATCAGACACCAATCAGACGGACATCAGTATCACCCGCATATCTGAGCCTACCTATATGTCCATTCCAAACAAGAATGCCACAGGTAAGCCGATTCAAGTTTGGGTCAATCGACAATCAGGCAATACAAATGTGACCACGGCTACGTTAAGCGGAGCTATTTTGTCTACTGATACCACAATCAATGTGACTGACGCATCTCAGCTCAGCACAGCTGGATTTATTAAGGTTGACTCAGAGGTCATCTCTTACCAAAACGTGTCTGGAAACCAGCTTTTAAACTGTTTCAGGGGGCAAAATGGCACAACTGCCGCTAGTCATACCAGTGGAACAGTGATTTATGAAACTTTGCTGTCCAGCATTAATGTTTGGCCATCACCCAATTCGCCCGGCGATCAATATACGTTTGTTTACTACCGTTTGCGCCGCATGCAAGATGCTGGTGGTGGTGTAAACATCCAAGATATCCCGTTCCGATTCATAAGTTGCATGGTTGCTGGTTTGGCTTTCTATTTAGCGCAGAAGATACCAGAGGCGCAGGCTAGGATTCCGTTTTTGAAGGCGGAATACGAAGAACAGTGGGCATTGGCATCAACTGAAGACAGAGATAAGTCTGCTGATAGATACGTTCCAAGGAACACTATCTATGCCTAATAGATTTGCGTCAGGCAAATATGCAATTGCAGAGTGTGATCGCTGTGGTCAACGCTACAAACTGACTGTCTTACGCAAACTGGTCATCAAAACCAAACTTGTAAACATCAAAGTCTGCCCAGAGTGCTGGGAGCCGGACCATCCGCAGCTTCAGCTTGGTATGTATCCTGTTGAAGATGCTCAAGCCGTCAGAGAGCCAAGGCCAGATACAAGTTATCAGGTGTCTGGTACAAGTGGATTACAGCTTGTTGCAAATGGTAGCGGAACAACTGGTGCCGGCACCAATGAAGGCGGTAGCAGGGTGTTTCAATGGGGGTGGAATCCAGTTGGTGGATCAAGAGCAAATGATGCAGGTTTAACGCCAAATGTCTTGGCAATGGCTGTACAAATTGGTACAGTCACAGTAGTAACAACGTAGGAGTCGATCATGGACACAAAGCAGGTAAAAAAGATTGCTGACACTGAAGCCAAAAAAATGGTTAAGGGTCATGAAAGCCGTATGCACAAGATGGCAAAAGGAGGCCCAACAGGTATGCAAATGCGTGCTGTTGGACGTAACATGGCTCGCGCTAACAATCAAAGAGGTAAGTGATGGCTAAATTCAGTGACAAACGCATGGGCAAAGAAGTTGGCAACGCTGATGTATATGCTCAACCTCACACTATGACAGGCAAAAGCATGTCTGTTAATGACTCATTGAACAACGGCGGTTTCCGTCCTGACCCAAATACTATGGCTGCTAATGGCTCTGCACCTGGTGGCAATGTACCTGCGCGTCGAGTTTCTCTTGGTGACATAACAGCTGAACCAAAGACAACTGGCATCAAAATGCGTGGTACAGGTGCGGCAACTAAAGGCGTGATAAGTAGAGGCCCGATGGCATGAACTACACGACGTTGTATAACACAATTCAGTCGTACACGGAGAATCAGTTCCCCGATGTGTACCTTGCAAGTGGTAGTACGGTTTCTGCGACTACGCAGATCAATACGTTTATCACGCAAGCTGAACAGCGTATATACAACACGGTTCAATTCCCTTCGTTACGTAAGACATCAACACTATCTACTACGGCATCCAGCCAGTACTTAAATTGTCCAGATGATTTTCTTGCAACGTACTCAATGGCAGTTATAGACGCTACAGGGTACACGTTCTTACTTAACAAAGATGTTAGTTTTATTCGTCAAGCCTATCCGCTTTCAACAGATACGGCATCTCCGCAGTATTACGCACTTTTTGGCCCTCAAGCAAGTACTAATTTAGAGCTTCGTTTTATATTGGGGCCAACACCTGATGCTGTGTATAGCGTGGAGTTGCAATACTTCTTTTATCCAGAATCTATTACCACTGTATCTGGTGGACAGACATGGCTGGGAGACAACTTTGACACTGTGCTTTTGTACGGCTCGTTGGTTGAAGCCGCAACCTTTATGAAGGCTGAAACCGACATGGTGGCTTTATATAACGGAAAATATATGGAAGCACTGGCACTTGCCAAGCGACTTGGTGACGGACTCGAAAGAGGCGATGCGTACCGTGATGGGCAAACCAAAATTAAGGTTACAACGTGATACCAAAGACACGCAAAGAGGCTTTAGCCGGAGGGTACAAACGGTACTTTACAGGAGCTGCGTGCGTGCAAGGACATGTTGCAGAGCGCCGCGCCAAAACGGGAGAATGCTTTACTTGCAGGGCCGATTTTCTAATTGTTTGGCGCAAAAACAATCCGGATAAGGTTAAACAACATAACGATACGCAATACATAAACCACACACAAAAAATTAAAGATGGTGTAAAAAAATGGGGTAAAGACAACCCTGTAAAAATATTGGCACACACAAGAAGGCAACAAACAAAAAGACTTATGCGCTGCCCTAAATGGTTAACATCCGATGATCATTGGATGATCCAACAAGCATATGAGTTGGCTGCATTACGTACAAAGATGTTTGGCTTCTCTTGGCATGTTGACCATATTCTTCCGTTGCAAGGTAAAATTGTTTCTGGTTTGCATGTGCCAACAAACTTGCAGGTGATTCCCGCAGTAGATAATGTGCGAAAGGGGAATCGTGTATGAGCTTCACCGGCAACTGGGCTTGCAACACATTCAAAACAGGCATGATGAACGGGACGTTCAACTTTACGTCCGGCTCGTTCAAGATTGCTCTGTACACTAATGCAGCCACGCTTGATGCCACTACCACGGCTTATACGTCTACGGGCGAAGTTGTGGCTTCAGGGTACACGGCTGGTGGTCTTGCTCTCACGATTGCGCAGGTTCCGACTGTAGGCAACTCAGGCACAACGGCGTATATATCATTTAATAATGCGGTATGGACTTCTGCATTAACCGCCAGAGGCGCACTGATTTATCAGAGCGGCGGCGGTAATCCAGCAGTTTGTGTATTGGACTTTGGGTCAGACAAGTCATCGTCTACAACATTCACTGTTCAATTCCCTGACCCATCTAATACATCCGCAATTATTCGACTTGCATAGGAGGTCGTATGCCCACAGGGTTTTCTATTACAAATAACCGATAATTCCCAATAAGGAAAAACACCATGAGCAGTACATATTCATCAAGCCTACGGGTCGAACTGATCGGCTCAGGCGACCAAGCCGGTGCGTGGGGCGCAACAACAGACAGCAGCTTTGCTTATGTTTTTGATACAGCAATTGCTGGATACCAAGCCGTACCGATTACATCAACATCCCAAGCTTTGACTTATGTCAACGGAGCAACAGCTACAGCCAACTTGAATCAAGCTGTGTACGCCATGCTCAAATTCACAGGGGCATCAGCAGCGACCAGCGTTTACATTCCGCCTGTCTCTAAACAGTACATCGTTTATAACAACAGCGGCTACGCCATAACAATATACAACTCTACGGTTATTGGTAATACTACGGCTGCTGGAACCGGAATTACCGTTGCAAATGGCGACAAGATTTTAGTTTGGTCAGAAGGTACAAACGTTCTTGATGTCAAAAGCAGTGGTATTACTGGAACAATACCGGCCAGTCAAATTACAGGCACAGTGGCTATCGCTAATGGCGGCACAGGACAGACCACAGCCAACGCTGCTCTCAACGCTCTACTGCCGTCGCAGACAGCCAACCGACTGCTTAAATCAGACGGTACAAACACTTCATTTGCTCAAGCCTCTCTAACCACAGACGTAACTGGAACTTTGCCAATTGCCAACGGCGGTACGGGTTCAACATCCACCACTTTTGCCAACTTAACAACCAATGTAACTGGCACTCTACCTATTGCTAATGGCGGCACTGCTCAGACATCTTTTACAGCAAACTACATCCACTATGGATCATTTAGTACAAGTAGTGGTTTGCAATACAACGGCACAGATTTTACTTGTGGTGGCAACGTTACAGCCTATTCCGATGAGCGTTTTAAAACAAACTGGCGCAATCTTCCTGATAACTTTGTTGACCAACTTGCTAAAGTAAAGCACGGTGTGTATGACCGCACAGACGAAAACATAACGCAGGTTGGCGTGTCTGCTCAGTCT